ATGCAGATTGCATTCTTTCCGATCCAGCCCGAGCCGGACCACATGCTAACTGGGCGTTTGTTTTGGTATGAAGCGTTGGCTATAAACGCCTATTTTCAGAAGCACGACAACACTCTGCCACCTCTTAACGTGATCAAAAGTCCGGACCCGGTTGTGTTTGTTTAGCAGCTTGCTACTGTGAGCATGCTCCCGGTGTTGCCAGGCTCGGAGCCGCAGCTACAAGCACATATGCGCATCATCATGACTGTAAGTCTTTCTGAGGGTAGTTGCGTCGGATCGCTGACAGTGGCGGTCGCGCAATGTAAGCCTTATGTCCAGGCGACAGCTCAAGCTCCCGAGCCGAATCAACGCCTTAAGAAATGGGCACGTCCTGTAGCAAGCAGTAGAGAATGTTAGAAGTAGGCGGGAATCGCCTTTAGAAAACATGGGAGCAGAACAATGACGACGGTATACGAACGCACCCGTAGCGTTGTGCAGACGCGTGAGTTTTTGCAGGTTCTGTCCAAAGATAAGAGCCTTCCTGAGAGCATACGACGTCAGGCAGAAACACTGCTTAGGCACTACCCAACAGCCGAATCCATCTGGTTGGCTGGTCGGGTGGAAGAGCGATCAAAGGAAGAACTCTCGCTGTTGGCAGACAAGTATGGTCCCATGCATCCAGTGCTAGTTAGCTGGCTGCTGAGTGACCCTATATTCTCGTGCGGATCCTGAGCCAGCTGGGCCGGGGTTTTAGACTCACTACCGGCTCAGGAAGACAAGATTTAAACCGGGGCAAAATCCCTAGGTTTGGATGTTTAGGTGCTTAGAATTCGGATCTTCACTTCCAGGTACTGCGCCGAGGAAACGGAACTGGCAGACGCAACCCATATCCAATTTAACATAATATAGATTATGCGAACCGCCTAAGACGACATGACAGTGTCGCCATTGTCGAACGAAAGAGCCCACCAGGTACAGAATGGCTCAATTGACTGAAGGCGAACACAAGCATCGAACTGCGTTTCAACTTCCTCTTCATACTCGTGGCCGGGGTTATCGACCAGCTCGTAGGTCAGGACCATTTCATAATCTCCATTATGCGAAGCGCCCTGTCAGAGCCGGTATCCTAGGGCGAACAACGCGCAGATCGTCATGACCGGACCAATCATCAGCCCCAGGACGAGCCCAGGAAAAAAACCAGCACCCAGCGACTGACGGGGCTGAACCCGCTGCTGGCGTTGCTGGCGGTGATGGTCGCGATACCAGTCGCGGTCATACATGCCCATGAAAAATCCTCCTGACGGTTAGCGGGTCCCTCCCGCAAGCGGGAGCCCATCCCGCTAACCGTCAGTCTCCTTTCCAGGGAGGTTTCCGGCAAGTTTTATCGTGGGGAGCCCCGAAACCACATATCCCAGGTCAATGCCGCGATAAGTCAGGCCGATGACGGTATCGGACTGGTACTCAACCGAATAGCCGGCCTGTTCGAGGTCGCGAAACGAGACTTGGCGGATTGCCTGTCCGTTTTGCGTGATGGTCACGTAGCCCGCGAGGTATCGCTGACCATCGTCTCGGTGGCGGTGCATGAGAGCGGACAGATGGAAGCCGTAGCCGTCGTAAGGATGGGTTTGTTTCGCGGGACCACGCGGCACTGGTGGCGCCTGCTTTGGCTGTTGCTGGATGGGTGGCGCATCTGAGACTGCCACAGCCGGCGCAGCATAGATCGGATCGAGTGCAGGAGGTGGCGTCTCGTCTTCGCCCCTGAACCCCAAGATATAGGTCAATTGCGCAGCGAACAGCGCCAGGCAGATCGCCGCGCCCTTAAATGGCCAACGCTTCCAGAGCGGCACGATATCACCCGCCGTAAGTTCCTCAGCCGCCTGAGATGACTTCGTGTGGCTGCGGTAGAACCTGAAAAATTTGGCCTCGTACTCGCGTACGGCGGTATTGACCACCTCCCCCCGAACCCCGTCCTGGACCTTTCGGATATAGCGCTTCGAGGTGCCAAACGCCGTGGCTTTCTTGCAGCGATAGACAACCTGGACAAGATCGATCACCGCCCTATTGACCTTGCCGTATGACTGAGTAATCAGCAGCACGTCGGCCAACTCGTGGCGGTGCATCGAGTACCACTCTTCGATCAGGCGTTGTTGAGGAGCCTCGGCGCGATCAACGACAGCGCGGGGCATAGCGAGGTGGCATTCGTCGATCACGTACAGCGGGCCGACACCGGTCTCAGGGTGGCGCCACTCGTCCCCGTAGTGCTCGACACGCGAGAACGGGCGTACCAGGACGCCATCGACCAGCTGCGGGTTGCGGAGCTGGATGAGACGTGAAGCTCCGGGAAAATACGCCTCGATCATCTCCACGTTGAGCGGCAGATTAGTGATGACACGGCGACCATCGACCAATGCCGGGATTACGTGAAAGGCAACCGCCTCGTACGATTTGCCGCCACCGGGCTGGCCGAGTATCAGGTTAATCATTACGAACCCCAGCGCACGAACGGAATGGTTTGCAGAATGAAGCGCACTACCAGGGCGGCGACAATCATTGCGATGGCCTGGGGCACGCCGATATAGCCCATGAGCTGGGCGACCTCTGCCGGGATCATGGCGTAGTAAATCTGCGGATCGAACGGGACGGATATCGCGGCGAGTGCACTGGACGCGATGCCCAGGACAGAATCAAACGCCCATATCACAACGTCAGTGACCATATTCCAAAGGTCCTGAAATATCTGGAGCACGACCGCCAGCAGCCATTTAGCAAAGTTGGCGATTTTCGCAAGCAGTGAGGTGAAGAAACCGAATATCCCTCCCACATTAACCTCCAAAGATCAGTGCGCGACAAAGGAATGCCGCAGACACCAACAACACGACTTTGACGAAATCAAACACCCAACAGAGCGATTGAAAGTCGTGTATTCCGAATTGAGCCCAGGACGCAACGTTGACGTTGAATGACCATGCAGGGCAGCTACCGCTGAACGATGGGACGAACGAGCCCAGGAAATCCATAAATGCGGAATCCTCAAACTCTGCCTTGCGTGCCGCCCATACGCCCCCAAGCCCGTCAGGGTATTTCTGTTCGTAAAAAGGCTCGACTTCGGGGAATGGCGTATCGGTGAACGAGCCATCGAGGTCAGCATCGTCTTCTGGCTTTGCGCCAACTACGGGACCGGTGTCGACAGTTGTGTCGGTGGTGGTATTACCGTCTGGATCGGTTGTTGTTGTTGTTGTCCTATCGCGAACGACCACACCGTCTGGATTGGAATAGTCCAGATCATGCTGGGTATCTTTGGTTGTCGTGGTCGTGCCGTTGGGGCCGGTGCTGGTTGTTGTGGTTTTAGGTCCTTGGACACTCGAAGGACCAGCTAATGTCGGGTCGCTAGTGTATGAGCCCATACATGCGCCATTACCGCCGCAAAGATTGAACCAGAAATCTTGGACGGCACCGGGGGACGGGTCGGAGGCTGGAATGGCGGCCTCTAGATCATCCCAATCAGAGTCGGTAAACGGCAGAGGTGCCAACGGCGTTGTCCGGCATGCGAGGGTTTCCGAATCGAATCCCATTGGACAGTCCAGCGTGTCCTTAGTTGTCCAGCCCCTGTATTCATTACCGCAGGTCGGACAGTATGACGCACTGTATTTGCGATAACAGTCGTAACGGTTGGAACTAGAGGCGACGAGCAACGGCTGCCAATGCCAGGGTTGTGCCGGAGTACCCAAAACCGCAGTACATGCACGCTGAGGCGTAGCATGGTATGTGACGAGATACCCGCCCGGTGCATTATTAGGATTGGCAGACCATCTCTCACCAGTTCTCACAAAACCGGGTGTGCGGTGAGGTGCCCCGTCAATAACCTCTGCACCCGGTATCAGAGCTATAGCACCACCAATAACGGCGCTGCCGATAATTTTCGGCGGGCTGGCATTCTTGAGAATCGTGACCGCGCCACGAGCCAAGCCACCGACGCTAAGGCTGGCTCCGCGTGTGACAGGCACGACCGCACCGCTACCAAGCGCGAGTTGGGTATTGGCCTTCAGGAGCATGACGCCGAGCTGCTGGGAGCGTTGCACTGTGAGACCGGATGGCATAACGCCGGAGGGGCCAGCAGCTAGAGCTTTTGCGATACTTGGAACAGGATGGATAGTTGCCGCGCGGGCGGTGGATGCAGTGGCGATCGCCAGCAGCAGCAGAGTTAGAACCGCTGTTGTGTACCGAGTATAAATGCCCATCCGCCAATAACCCCGCCCATAAAGATCAGCGAATATGCAAGCATCGCCAGATCAGTTGCCGTAATTGCTATTTGTTGTTCCATAAATGATGAAGGGGAGTTGCCTCCCCTCCCCTCAAGCCAATCAGGCTTTTTTGACGCCGCGCTTTCCGAGGTCAATCCCCTTGAACGCCATGGTGATGCCGATGATCAGTACGCCAGTGGCGACTACCCATGCAGTAACTTCGCCCAGGTCTACAGCTGCGAAAATCTCAGTCATTGTTGTTGCTCCTTACAGTTTGCGAATGGCGCTGATGGCAACGCCGAGGGTTATTCCCAAGGTCCACAGTGTGACCGTGAGAAGAAAGCCAGCGGAAAACACCGTAGTTACGCACTCGGCGGTTAGTTGTGCGGTGCAATCCACTGTTTTGTTACTCCGTTACTTCTGAATTACAAAAAGCGCAAAGGGTGCCGCATTCAGGATCATCAACAGCGGCGAACTCCGATCCATCTGAATCTTCATCGAACTCTTCGCCGCATTCGTCACAAACATGAGTGTCCATTAGTTGCCACCAGCTACAGCAGCAGGACGCGGTTGTACGCGCTGAACTGGAACAGGCAGGCCGTCATCAGAGAGCCACAGGTCCATGCCGTAAGCAGAGCCGGTTTTGGACTTCCACGCTTTGGCATATACAGGGACGGCGACTTGTTTGCCGATGTACGCTTTGTATGCGTTCTCGATGCCTGAATCGAGTTGACGTTTGGAGACTTTCAGGCCAATCGATTGCTCGACATCTTGGCCGAACTGATCTTTACCAGGAGCGGTGAGAACCAAGTAATGCTCGATGATGCCGTTGTTCTTTTCTTTGGAAGTGAGGCCCTTGCACAGGCCCATTTGTACCAACATAACTATTACCTCGGTTAAGAACGGGCCCAGCGCCCGAGAAAGTGAATTGCCAACAGCCCGCACATAGCGACGACCAGGACGTTAATGGTTGCAGCGATCATGAAAACAGCCCGGTACGCTTATGCGCTTGAAACCAACCACGCTCATATTCGTTGTAGTCGTAGCTGCAAAGCAGGTACGGGTTGCAATAAATACGGCGAGGGCGGTAGTCACGAAAGCCGCGCAGATATGCCCAGGACAACATCATGCAGCCTCCACCGATGGCTCGACGTACCAGCCTGGACGCTGAGCGCTGAAGTCAACCTGCAGAAAGCGCAAGATCGGAACGACGTTGTTCTTCTGGTCATCCATCTTCAACTTCTGCAAGGCGGCTTTTGACAGGCCACATTCGCAAATCTGGTCAACATGGCGGTAGAAAGTGGCACGGGACATTGAGTCCATCGTTTCCTGCCAGCCGTAATCCTTAATACTGCGATATGTGCGAAACAGGTTGAGAGCAACTGTCTCATTGGCTTTCCCGTTCTTTCCGAACTTCGTCCAACGGGCTTTAAGTGCGGCCAGCACTTTTTCATCGTTAATTACTCGCATGGAGATACCTTCAAAGGCCGCAAACAGTTCTTTAGTTACTTGTTCCCAACACCACTGAATAAAACAACTCCCCTGCTCTTCCAGTCGCTCCTGGTAGTCGCACAGGGCCCATAAGTTCGTTGGGATGTTTCTGCGCTCAAGCCAGCGGTGCATGACAGTGGCTTCGAGACGAAGGAGGTTTTCCGCCCACTCCTGGAGCGCCGGGTTCTGGAGAACCGCCAGCAGCCGGTGAGCCGCGAACGCCTGGGACGGAACGAAATTGGCGCCGCCGTAGGCACGAGCGGCCTTGATGGCTTCATCGAGCTGGCGGCGAAACTCGGGGCCCTTAAGGTAGGCCTTGAGCTTGCGCAGACGGGTTTCCTTGGAGCCCCAATAAGACGTGGTTTCGTAGTCGTCACCACGGTTGCGGGTCTGGCCGTTGCTGACCCCGCGAAGCGCCTGAATCAGTTGGAGCGCGGTGCGCTCGTCGGGCAGGCGGGCGGAATACGTGCAATCGATGCCGTAGACCTCGGCGGCCTGCCAGTCCAGCAAGGCCCAGAGCTTCGGATAGGACCCGGCAAGCCACTTCAACATGACCTCCCCACCCTTGCGGATCGAGGTAGGCCCGAACACGTTGTGCCCCTGGAGCAGCTTGGCCGGGCTGGCCTTCAGCTCAACGCCGGGCAGAACGCGCTTTCCGAGGGACTGGTGGAACACCTTGAAGGCGAGCGGCGTAAAGCCGGTCGACAGGCTTTCCCACGCGTGGCTGATGTCCTCGACCTGGTAACCACCCTTCCCGTCTGCAAGCACGCTGGTGGCACGAAGAGGAACGCCTAGCGCTTCCAGATCGACGATCAGCAGCTCATTGCCACGCTTGCCAGTGCTGGTAGCAATCGCCTGAGCCTTGAACGGGATGAACATGTGGATTTTGTCGAGCATGCCGGTATTCCGTTACAGCGTTACGCGTTACGCGATGGCGGAACTTATACGCTGTAACGCGTTACAAAGCAACAAGTGACAGAATAACCAGCATCAGAGGAACACCAGGATGGCGACAGTGACCAAGCCCTACCGTGTGCGGGACGAATTCGCAGACTCGATCAAAGAGAGGCGAATCAACATGATCGTCGAGACGCGTGAAGACATAGCCGAGGCCGACCTCGTAAACGCAACGCTTTGGAAGTATCTCGACCAAATAACCACAAAGGATGTAATGAAATACCGCGAAGAAGTGCTCAAGAAAGACTGAGCAGGAATCGAGCAAAAGTCTCACCATGAGACAAGAGTCCACCATTAGAGATGGTGGACCCGGCTGCGCCGGTGAAGCCAAAGCGCGGCGGAACCACTGCAACTTCGTGACCTAACCGTCCGCGGTGCTGATGATCCTGGGAGAGCGGCAGAGAGAAACCCAGGAGTGGCTCCATTTGGGCAGATCGGGGCGCGGGTTGAGCTGGTGGCGGGACAGTAGGACGAATATCGCGAGAAGCCCCTGGCGAGCCGTTGAGGCCGTCGGGGGCTTTTTCGTTGAGGGGAAATCGGCCGCTGCGCGGGTATCGTCGCGGTAACGACGAGGCGGTCAGTCCAGGGCGTGCAGGCGACTAATCGCCGCCAGCGGCGAGGTCGAGGCTGATTTACGGTAACGTTACTTTATCTATTGCACGTGCGAGCCCGATAGCAACATGCAATTAGTGTATTTATGGTAACGTTACTATAATTACAGCACGGACAACGAAACGGACCAACCACCATGATCGACCAAGCAGACCAGCAAACCCTAGCCCTCCCCCTGGACGAGCAGCCAGCCAAGAAGCGTCGCGGTCGGCCAACGACAGGAAAAGCCATGACGCCAGCGGAGAAACAGCGCGCATACCGCAAAAGGCTTAAAAGTAACGTTACTGATAGCATGCACAAGCAAGTTGCAGAGGATCTGCGCGCCGAGCTGGCGAAAGCACTGGAGAGGATCGAGGAGCTTGAGGCGGAATCGAAAAAACGCGCCCGGACAATCGTGGAGCAGGCGCGCATGATCCAGGAGGCCGATAGTGTGCTGATACAGCGGGTAGAGATGGCCGAAGCAGAACGTGACGCTATGGCTAAAGAGCTGGCCAAGGCAAAGGTCAAAGCAACGAAAGCGGGACCGACAAAGCGCCGTTACGTGCTGCAATTCAGGTACGAGGATGCAAACGGCATACATTGGCACGACGACAAAACAGGCGATTACGGATCAAAAAAGAGAGCCGAAGACGCTTGCAAGAGAATGAACGAGCCAGGCGTAAGCGAAACAGAATGGCGCGTCAGGGAAAGGCAGTGGGTCTAA